CTCTCAGACTCATAGCCTTCAGCGTCCACAGGAAGGCCATTTGCCCACGGTGGCAACGCGCACATCAAAGACTCAAATTCAGATAAGCTGCCATGATCGTTTGGTACATCAGCAATAATTTCATCGTGAACGTGCAGAACAACAGGATATTCAGCTTTTTCTAATCGGAGAACAGCCTCGGCTAAAACGTCACGGGCTACCGCCTGAGTGATAGATTGAACCAGAGAACCGCCATAGGCTTTTATTTGACCCCACTTATGAATGTGATTGTTCATGCCCTCATATACGAGCTCAACGCCTCTGTCGGTTGGCTGTATTTTGGCGTTTGGAAATGAAAGTATGCGCTTTGATGGGAGCTTGAATAAAAGATCACCATTGACCACCTTAAATGACCCTTTAGCTGCTTGGAACTCTGTACCATAGCTCACTGCATTCTTTGCAGCTCTCTCAACATCGACCCATAGCTTTACAATTTTAGGATTAGCCTCACGCCAATCGTTCCTGATTGTTAACGCCTGACTTTCTGTTACCTCGGCGCCGTAAGCCTCAGACATTTTTTGAAATGCGCGTACACCGCCTTGATATCCCAGTGCGAGGGTTGCAACCTTGCCAACAAATCGTTGGTCGTAATTAATATCGCTGTACGCTATTCCGTACATGTTTGACGCAGTTGCTTTATAGATGTCTCGACCTGATCGGAAGACATCAAGAACGTCTTCACTGTCTGATAGCCACGCTAAAACTCTAGCCTCAATACTTGAGTAATCTGCAACCACTAACCTGTTGCCGTCCGAAGGTATCAGCATCCCACGAAGGCACGACGCCAGAGCATCCATTGGGTCACCCTTTATTACTTTTGGATCACGCTGACGCATCAGCTCAATCACGGCATCAACATCATCAACATTTGGGCGTGGAAGGTTTTGAGGTTGAAAGTGTCTGCCTACCCACCTTCCAGTGGCAGCTCCGTGATAAGTCAACACGCCGTGCGCTCGACCATCTTGCCCAAGGCACTTCAGCATCGCTTCAAACTTCTTAGTGCTGGTGCGGCTCAGTGACTGACGTATTTTAAGAAACTGTTTAACAATCTTTGTCGCAGATGGGTCGTCTAACGCCTCGGCAATGGTTGCCTTGTCATAGGCTTTTAAGTCATAACCTTGCTCTGCAACCCACGCTGTTGCTTTGGCTCGACTACCGGTTGAGTCCATCGAACCATTAGTAATTTCGTGTATCTTTTTGTTACACCGAGCGGTGTGCTGCTCAATAATATTAAGAGCATTTTCTATGCTTTCTTTATCCAGCCGAACACCTCTCCAGTTAATAACTTGATCTGTGATCCACACATCAACTTCTAAGCCTTTGAGGTTTCTAAGCCTTGTTCGTATCTCACGTTCAGCCACCACATCTTGAATGCAGTAGTCACATAATTCTTTAAACATATCCGGGTCTTGTCTGCGCTCACCAGGGTTTGCACAACCGCTGTATTAATAATTTACCGCGTTTAGATTTAACATCATCGCCACTCAAGCCTAGCGCATCACCACACTTTCCCAATGCGCGGGGGTAAGCTTGTGCTGCAGCAAGGGCTGCACTGTCACGCCATTGTTGTATAGGAACCAAAGGCCACCCAAGCGTTTGATTCCAGATCGACATCTCAAAAAAGCTATTCCACGCCCACACTGTTGCGCCTTGCTCGATCAAGTCGAAAAGCCTTTGCGGCGGTGGCATGTCTGGCGTCCAAAGGGTAGGGGACTCGTCACCTAGCGCCCACGCCAAGCACAACACCTCGGTGGTATCATGATCGGCGTAAGCGTAGGCTCCGGCCTTAAAAATGTCACACTCAGAGTAAGTCTCAAAGTCCATTGTGATGTTCATACAAGCTTTTTCCGTAGCCATTTTTGACTGAGACTGTGAACAACCGGAGTCTCTTTACGCTTCCACTGAGTGGGTCGTTGAATCTCACGTTTCTTTGGCAGTAAGTCATCGTCAGTTATAAAAACGCCGTGACCTCTTGCCTTTTTCATGCCCATCCTATTTTTCAAAATCCGATATGGAATCCCCGCTTGACGAGCAATCTCGCCGACAATTACGTCCTTCATGTAATGTTCTGGAAATCTCTCACCGACGTAGGTGTAGCTCAAACGGGGTTTCATCGTCACTCCTTAACTTAAAAAGTCGTCTTCAGCTTCAACATCCGCGTCTTGCTCAGATGAAATGTCATCGAAAACCTTTTCTGTGCTTATACCACCAGCGCCAAATCTTTCACCCTCCTTTGAATACTGTAAGGCGTTTAAATTACAGGCGACCCGTTTGCCCCACTTGTTGTCCATTACCCACAACGAAATAGCCGCATTGACGTAGCAACCGGCATACGGACGATCATCTTCTTCAACCAACGGTGTCCGATCTCTGTCAATAATTTGTGGTCGTAACCTTGAAGCACAACTAATAAACATTGCATTTTCATATCCTTCGTATGACTTAGAATTTCCGTCACCAAGGCACGTATTTAAACCATTAGGGATTTCTCCTTTAAACGCATCTAATGCGGCTTCCTTAATTGCCTTTTTAAACGACGCTATTTGTGCCTTGTCGTTGTCCTTGTCTAACAAAAGATTGCAACTAAACTTTGGCGCTTGGCCTTCATTAAAAGCTTTAGCAGTCCAAATGTCCGGAAAAGATAGTCGTGCATTTTTGATCATTATTACGCTCATTAAATTATTCCTTTATTTCTGAAAAGTAAGTGGCAACATCAGGCTTAATAGCTGGTCTAGGATCAGAGTCAGGTGCAAGACTTGGTTTGCCTTCGGGTTTAAAGCAGAGTTCAGTAACCTCTGCGGCTCTCGCTTTCCCAAGCAATTTCTCTGCTTGAGCTGGCGAAACTAGTTTGTTGCTGTGCGCGTCATCGCCAAGCAACTTAATTAGGTGTGTTTCTGCGTCTTTCTCATTGACCCACTTTCGTTGAGATCGACCCTGAACGAGCTTGTAGCCGTCCAAGATGCCGCCATCAAAGAGAATCCTCTGTGCGTGCTGTTGAACGCCACGCGCCCAGCCGATAAGAGCATCCATTTTCGGAACGAGCTTGGATATCTCATCGGGTGTGAGGGTGTGAGGCACTTGAACAAGCAAAGGTTCTTCGAGATTGTCAAAGTTTGACAGTGTGAGGTTGTAGTTGTGTTTTGCTAATGCTCGGCACACAGGCTTTGCTCTACACCACCGGCAAGCCGTTGCGGAGGGATTAAAATCTGGATCAGGATTCATTGTTGCAATTGCAGCAGGGCGTACTTTCTCTTCTGCCCACTTAAACAAGTCTTTAGCTCTTATAGAGTAGCTGTCAATGTGATCAAGCCGAGGTTGCACTATGGTCATGGTGACGACATCTACCTGATCAGCGTAAATCTTTAAAGCACCAAGGCCGTACAGCATAAGTTGTGAGTTCTTTTGTGCAGAAACTTTAACGCCTGTCCCGTACTTTAGGTCAATGATGTTAAGTACGCCGTCGTCTACAGCTACGCAGTCAGCAGTTCCAAATCCACCCTGCGCCCACTCCGAGTAATCGACTCTCAGCTCGTAATGCTTTTCACCACTGTAGGTGTTGCAGAAATCCACATAAGTAGATACTTGTTCAGCCATTTCTTCATCGACTAACCAACCCTCAACCTCTACACCTATATAGGACTCTGGCGGTCGTTGACTAATTAAGCTCATCTCTGCGAGTTCGTGAGCTGCTGTGCCCTCAGTTGCGTAAATCGACCCTTTATCTTTGGGCATTCCGCTTTCTGCTAAAATACTACCCGGGCAATTCATCCATTTGCTTGATCCACTTGCGCTTAATATTGCGTGTGCTGCCATGTATTCACTTCTCCATTCTTGTCTATTCAAAATCAATATTATTTTTAATTACAACTAAAAGCTGTTGACAATACTAATGGTAGTCAACTAAGGTGTCAACTCTTTAGATGTAAATTCACTATTTAGTTGTAATCAAGGAGATTTATACAATGTTGCATGTCAGTACCTACGCGCCAATCGTTCAGTCTGCACTGGATAACGTGGTTGTGCATTCAAGCTTGAAGAACGACAGCTCACTAGCCAGAACGCTAGATGTCACCAAGCAAGCTTTAAGTAAATGGCGAGTGTCCGGGTTGATTCCCGCTCATCGAGCGATGCAAATGGAGCTACTAACCCAAGGCAAAGTTAGCTGGAAAGAGCTTTGTCCTGACATCGTTGAAGACTTTAACCGTAAGGAGCCGGTCTATGCCATCAATCGATAAAGACCGACTCAAATATTATTTTTTCAAGTGGTCGGCAAATTTGCTGATGGGGACTAGTGGCGTATTGCTTTGGGTCAGCAAGCAAATCGATAAGGCTGAAATTACGCTAATGACAAGGGCGTCAAGATATTTATAAAGGAAAATAACGATGGGGTTTTTACAAGAATTCGGACACAAGTTAGTCGAACAGGGCTACGAAATTGTGCCGATTATGAAGAACAAAAAAGCGCCGATGCTATCCGGCTGGCAGGACATCAGATCAACCCATGAGGATGTCGATGCGTGGCTGTCTAACGGCCATAAGGATGGCGGTGTGGGCGTTTTATGCCGCAACACAATAGCGGTTGATATTGACTGCTACGATAAAGACAAAAACAAAAAGCTGGTGATGTGGTTAGAAGAGAATGTCGGCACTTCACCGGTGCGATATGGCAATTTCCCGAAGTGCATCCTACCTTATAGGGTTGAGCAAACATTCAAAAAGATTCGGAGCTGTGAGTACGAAGACGCGATGTCTACAACTCACGCCGTTGAGGTGTTAGCCGACGGCCAACAGTTTGTAGCCTATGGAATGCACCCGACAACGCAAAAGCCGTACCGCTGGAATGCAAGTCGAGGTGGCATTGCCGATCACGCTCAAAACTCACTACCTGTCATGACGAAGGAAAAAGCAGAGGCTTTTATTGCCTATTTTGAATCATTAGCCGGTGAGGATAGTAACTGGGAGCTTGCGCGGAAGGGTGTATCGCATGTCGATATAGACCCCGATGATATTTCCATGCTGAAACCCAAGATGGATGTTGATGAGGAGGGTGTAAAAGAGTTACTTGCCTCGGTAGACCCCGACTCACATCACGATGATTGGGTAAAGGTCGGTATGGCGTTACACCATCACTTTGATGGCGCTGACACGGGCTGGATGATCTGGGACGAGTGGTCATCGGATAGTAGCAAGCACCGAGAGAATGAGTGTGAGCGTCGATACGCAACATTCGGCACCAAAGGTCGAGTGCCAGTGACGATGGCCTCGGTTAAGCAGATGGAAAAGGCCGTTGTTAGTGAGCGTGTGGTTGAAGAGCGACTACCTCGAATGCTTAGAGAGTGGGCTTTTGTGCAGTGTGAGGGTTCAGCCCGTGTCATCCGTGAGGATATTAGTAAGGGCAGTATTGTCCTGTATAAGCTTGAAGATTTAAAGCAAGAACACATGAACTGTCGCGTG